GCATCGCCTCGACACGAGCACCGCCGTACAACGCTTCAGTAGCCGGCACGAGTGGCGGCTCAGGAAGTTTTCCAAGCGACCATGACACAGAGTCTTGGCAGTAGACCCCGCCGGCTGCGCCGAAGCTCACGCAGTCACCAATTGCTTGCCGCCATGCCACAAACGGCTTTCCGTACCGTGCCCGGTGTGCAGCGTCCATCTGCCGATACAGAAACGTATCAACGCCTTTGGCTTCGTGCATCGCCTCGGCACCCGCCTGGCTGAAATACTGCTCGTTGCCGAGAGTTGCCAGAAACGCCTTCGTACCCTCTGGGTCTGGCGTATATCCGAACTGCCCGTCAATCCGTGCGACAACGCGGTGCGTGGCACGCTCCACGAGCGCACCGAGAATCGCCATGACGACGACGAATCCCACGGCACCGATAGACCAGCGGCTACTTCGTGACATCGGCAGCAGCCCTCGCAAGGTCACGAAGTGCCGACACCCACGCCGCCCGGCTCTCTGGCGTCACAGGACCGCCGGAAGCACCGACGGCGTCGTCGAGGAACTTGTGCACGGCTTCCCTGACGTGCGGCTGGCGAGCGCCGATGCTGTCGCCCTTGCAGCGAGCCTCACGGGCGGCGATACGCAGTTCGTCAAACGCCACGCCCGTCTTCAGCCGCTGGTCGTGCGTGCCGTCGTACTCGATGCACGAAGCCAGTTCGTCGCACAGAGCCGAAAGCGTAGCGGCGTCGCTCGCCGCCTGCGGCCCAACAAACTTGCCACGCAGCGTGAACGCATCCGGCGGCACTGGTGCCGGTGCAGGCGTCGGGATCGAGCGGCCCGGCATGAACGCAATCGCCGCAGCCACGAGCAACGCCAAAACGGCGACGTGCTTGCCGTCGATGCTTGGCACCTTCGCCGTAGCGATGAACGCCTTCGCCTTCTCGGTGATCTGCTGACCGGCGAGCAGATAGACGGCGAACGCCACGAGTAGAGCTGTGATCACGCTGAAGCCCTCACAAGAGGCAGTAAGGATTCAATGGCACCAGATGCCAGGGCGAGCACGAACGCCCGCAGGGCAGGACGCAGGACCGCCCAGAACGGCCACGCCACGAGCGGCAGGCACGACACGGCAATCATGTCGAAGAGCGACGCTACCGCAGCGAGTGCGATAGCCTTCTTCTCCGGCCCGGAGATCGAGGTCGTGGCGTCCAGCGTCTCGACGCACAGCCGCAGCAAAGCGACCAGCAGAGACCCGAACTCACTCCACGTCAGACCGTCACGGGCAAGCACTTTAGAGGTGGTCAGGAACGCACTCACCTTGTGCTCGATGTCGAGGAAAGGGTGTGCGGCAGCAAGCGGTGCGTCAGTGACCATGCCGCCAGACTAGGGCGGCTGGGCAGAATCCTAGACCGGCTCTGCCGACGGTGCCTTGCAGCCGTCGCCACGCAGCTTTCCGTCGTTGAGGTGCGGCCAAAGCTCCTGCGAGTGGATTGCAGCCAGCATTCCCCACGCAGCGTGCCCGAGGTGCGGCTCGCTTCTGTCGCCGCCGAGGAACTTGTAGATGTGTGCGATGACGTGGTTCAGCAGGTCATGCACGGGCATGCCCTTCTCCCAGTTCCAATCGCCGTACTTCTCAGCGCCCTCGGCGCACGCACGGGCGACTTCTCGCAGACCGATTGGAGAGACAAGGTCATACCGAAACTGCTCAACGTCGGACGAGCGTACGGCACCCGTGCCAAACTTGGCTGTAGTGCCTGGCCGGATGTCGTCGCTCTGTTTGGCAAGGATGCTGTCACCCGTCCACCGGATGTCATCCGGTGCCGCTTCCATCTCACGCTGTCCCTGAAGAATCCAATCTGCCGGGATCTGCTCTTCTCTCTCGGCGTGGTACTTCTCGGCACTCGCCTGCGTGATCCCCCGCCACCGCTCCGGTGCGTCGTCTTCCTTGGCGTGGCACTTGCCGCCGTCGCAGCATCCGCCAGCTAGGCGAGTCTCTACCGCTGCCCGCAGTTGTGCGTTGGTGTCTTCCAGATCCGTGATGATTCCTTGCATCTTTTTCCTTTCGATTAGGAGTCGAGCGACATCCGCCGCCAGCGATCCCGATGTGCCGCACCACTGCCCCTGATAGCGATACGCTCGCTGGCGTGCCTCGGCGATGTACTCGTCAGTCAATTCGTAGTCCATGCGTCAAGCCTTCACGCCTGCGACGTGCATGGACGACAGCCCGCCGGCGTGGTCGTAGAAGAACGTCTCCATTGCCTGCCTTGAGCCGATGAATCCGTTGACGCTGTGCCAATCGTCAGGCGGGCAGAGAGCCGGTGCCGTGCGAACGATCACGCCGTCGAGCGTCTCGATTGGTCGCTGCCACTCCGCAGCCTGCGAGTGGAAGTGCCCAGTGTGCCACTCACGATACGGGCACTCGCTCCACTGGCGGGACGCTTCGAGCGCCATGATCTGCGGCAGCTTTCGCTTTGCACGATGCCCGTGAGCGAAGCCCAGCAGATTGCGACCGTGCGTGAGATACTGCCGCCCGGTGAAGTCGGGTTTGATGGTCACTCGCTTGTGACCACGGAATCGCTCGTGCATGATCCGCTGGAACGTCCACGTCAGCACTTCGTCGTGGTTGCCGTTGACGATCACAACGTCGGTCGGCACCGTCTCAGACGACAGCGAGATGATTGCAAGCAGCGTATTGCAGCCCACCTCGATCATCTTCTGAAGCCGCCCGTCACGCTCTAGCGGTGTACCACTTGTGGTACTGCCGTCCGGTCGGTCGTAATGGAAGAGATCGCCAACGAAAGCAATCGTGCGTCTGGTGGGATTGTGGGCATTGCCCACCGAGAGCAGCTGCGAGCCAGTGTCGCCCACCAGGCGTGCGGCGTGGTCAAGGTCGTAGTCATCGCCGCCGGTCGTGCCGGCCCATGCGTACTTGCCGAAGTGCGGATCGGCGACAACCAGCACCTGCCACAGTCCGTCACGCTTCGGCTTGGCATATACCTGTTTGGGTATAGCCCGCCGAATGTCCTTCTTCGCACCGTCAATCATCGCCGCCACGACTTCACGTGTTGTCGGCCCGCCCTTCGGCTTGAGCCTCACAAACACACGGTGCAACTCAATGGAGCCGCCTTCCCCGTCGCCGCACTCCCACTTGGTCGCCTCGCTGGCTGCGATCTCAAAGCGGCTCATGTCCACCTCGATGTGCCGCAGCAGATCTTCGACGGTCTTGATGCGTCGGCTCGTGGAGCGTGCTTCAAGCGTGCTGCCGTTCTGTGACTGCGTCACCTGTTCTGCGTCAGGGTTGGCGGCAGCAGCCTTGCCGACGCTGTCCTTGGCAATGTCTCTGGCGACCGCAGCCCTCAGGCTTTTTCGAGCCATGCAAGCACCCCCTGCGTGCCGACGTTGGAAATGCCACGAGCACGCATGTTGTTGGAGATCGACCGGGCGAGCGTCTTTTTCCGCGTGCCAAGCTCGCCGGACTGCCACGCCTGCTTGAGTGCTTGCAGTTCGTCCAGGTGCTTGGGATCTACTCGATCCCACCAGCAGGACGGACCATGCCGCACCTCAGACATCTCTTTGCGAACGTCTTCGAGCAGCCCGCCGCTTCGGCTTTTCGTCGTCACGAGTTCCCTCCTTTTTGCGCAGGTTGATCCACCCGTCATCGTCTGGGATGCCGCCGCCGGAGTGCTCTTCGTCGTCGTCAAGCTCGGGCGGCAAGATCACCGCCTCGGGTTGTGGCTTGGCTCGCTGGCGTCCCATGCCACCTAGCGTGGCAGCACTGTCAAGCGGATGGAGCCTTGCCCCACTTGCCCGCCGGGCATTCCTGATCGGCCCACGACAGCTTACTGACGTAGCCCGCCGCCCGTGCCACAGGGCATCCGCACAACTGGCAGGCGTTGTCCTTGAGATGCTCGCACGTCAGGCAGATGTCGTGCCGCCGGATGATCTCCTCGTCGCTCGCCATCGGCATCCCTGCGGCGACGTGCGAAACGGCGGCGCTGGCGAAGTTGCGGACCTTCTCAAGGAACGAGGGAGCGTCGGTGCGGGCGAGGTCTGGTAGTGGTGCTGGCGGTTGCGGTTCGTAGCCCGGCTTCGGCGTGCGTGGATAGAACTCGCTCTCTGTGTCAATCGTCCACTCGTCGCCGTCCTGAGAGACCACGCACGGCATCACCTCGTCGAGCGTGTAGCCACGCTCGGTGCAACGGGCCTCAAGGTGGACGCGGTGGCATTTCATCACGGCAGTGGGTTCCCAAGGGTGAACGTGCCGCACTGCACGCTGCCAGGCCCGACAACGGTTCCGCTAACGCTGTATTGACCTTCGCAGAACCCAAGAACCTCAACGGCTTGCGAAAAGTCGACAAATGATTGCCCATCGAGCAAAAGCGAAAAACCGTAAGAGTTGCCGGCAGTTATGCTCGAAGGCGTGCAGTTCAACTGCGGCTGCGACTGAACCGGCCCGCGATACGAAACGGTTGCGACGTTGGAGCGAATAGAGCCGCCAAGCAACAGCGGCGCAGGACACGCACACGAACCGTTTGAGTAAAACTCATTGAACGAGCCAGACGTTGAAACAAACACCGACACGTGCGCCTCTGGCGCAATGCTCATGTAAAGCCTTGACGGATATGCAGATCCTCCGCCGCCACGAACAAGCGTATATGATGTCTTAATACATGAAAAATCAAAGTTCCATTCACCACTGCCAAATGCGTTGCTTGTTAATGTCGCAGTGTAATTTGTGAGCGTTAGCGTGAGCAGTATTGACGATGGGGCGGGCTTGCCGCAGACGTAATTCCTCACAACGCCACCAGCCGCTACGCATTGCTGATCACTCTGCTGCGACGTTTGACCGCCATTGATACAGCAGCACTTACACGCCCCATCCGCACACGTCGTCCCCACTCCTTTGAACACCTGCCCCGTCCCTTGGCACTGGCACTGCGGCTTGACCGTGCACGTCGTGCCCTCGCAGCACGCGCCCTCCTTGCAGGCTTGCAGGCAGTCGGCTTCGGTAGGGTACGGCGCAGAGAGTAACGAAGGGTTGACGCCTCCCGCACCGCTTTGCTGAAAACACGCCACGTTACTGCACGCTTAAGGTAATGGTTGAGCTGAAAGGGCAGTTCCACGAAAATGTACCCACGCTTCGCGCTGTAATGTCCCTGCTAGCAGAAAGCTGGGATGGAGCAAGTTGGCAGCCAAACGTCCAACCGGCAGACGTGCCATAGTCGCCAACCGAATAGCACTCCCAATCGCCGCGACCTGGAGGAAGCGGTGTTGGCTCCCATTCTGGCTGACATGGGCTGTCCCTGACCATCTGCGACAAGACCTTGAAGTCCTTGCTGCTATTAATGGTGTTGTATGACCAATAATAGACAGGGTAGGCCAGTCGAAATACGACTGCACCTCCACCACCGCTGGATACACCAATTTCGACCGACATGACCGTAGTGCCGCCTGCGGCGTCGGTTGCGTTTTTTGAGAATCTCGCAAGGCCCGCGTTATTGGGGTCTTGTGTTTCGCGCGAAAGTTGATGAACGCCGGAAAAAACTGACGACGGGACTATAGCTTGTCTGTACGCGTAATAGCCAACGCCATAAGGATCGTCTGGGAGCCCAGTTAAGCCGCCATACAATATGCTTGACGTTCCCCAGTTATAAAATCGCCTTTCAGTGCCAGACATGTCACCGCTGCACTGCATCGCAATAGTGACGGAAACGGTATCAGCCGCAGCGCAGGCGTTGCCGAAATTGCAGCAATACCACCCCCCGCAGCACGACGAGCACTCGCCACCTAGCATCGCCATGTGTCAGCACTCCGCAGCGATTAGGATCCACTCGGTGCCAACGTAAGCGACAGCACAAGCCTTGGTGCCGCTGCCGCTCACGGCGGCGAAGTAGTTCTTGACGTCCGAGTAGGTCGTGCCGCTCGTCACGGCATCGGTGACGGTCTTGGTGCTACCCTTCGCCCATGGTGCCGAGAACGTCCCACGCTTGATTCCACCAGCACCGCCGCCGCCAGCAAGCCGCACCAGCGCCCACTTGCCGCTGCCTGTGCCGGATTCCTTCCACAGGATCAGCCCCTCGCCGGTCGTGCCCGTCTTCAGCCCGGTGCTCGCACACGCCACGAACTTGTCATCAGCCTTGTCTACCGTCACCTTGCACTGCACCACGCCACCAACCGCCACCTTGCCGATCTTCCCCGACTCGATCGGCTCCACGGCCACGCACCACGCCGTCGTGGTCGCTGACGGCGTGCCGCCCTGCAAGACGGGCATTTCCTCGAACGACGCCGTAGCACCGCCTGCCGACGACGTAGGCGTGATCTCGACTCCCGTGATTGCCAGTACGCCCCAGCGAGCGACGGTGGTGGACGCCTTTGCGTAGCACCATGTATACGGCTTGAGCACCGGCGAGCCGGGCACGCCTTCCGTGCCGGGATTGGCACCGAGCACTAGGTCGGCGGCGTCTTGCGCCCGATTCCACGCACGGGCACTGATCGCCCCGCGTAGCGGCTGTCCCTGCTCGATGCGTCCGTCTGGGCGTGCCATCAGACGTACCCCGTGCCGATTCCTAGCTGCGAGAAGTCAGAGTCTTTGTAGACCTTGTTGACGTAGACAGCCCTCGGCTTTTTCAGCAGAGAGCCGCCCGACACGGCATCTTCATAACGCACCCACAGATACTCGTGACCCTTTTTGGAAATGCCCGTTATGTCGCCGACGCTTTCGTTCGTCACGTTTTTCGATGCCATAAAACGATACGAAAGAGACCATGTGCCTTTGCCTTTCTGGTCGTCCCACTCTTGAGATCCAGAGCAGCCAAGGAACAGAACCTCGCCAGCCTGAAAGCCACGAAAGGCTGCATTGTTTGTCGTGCCCGTAATGCCAGCCAATCCACGGACGTAGCTTGCCGTCACATAAGAGTCGGGAACGTCGTACTGCTCCTGCCACGAAAGCGCCGGTACAACGACATCGACACCGTTGACGCCGTTTGAGTCAACGCCAATCGCCTTGAATTGATATGGCGACCCGCCAAATCCTCCAGGGTATCCGACCTCGTCTTCAGCCTGCGTCTTGTGCTGCGTCCCGCCAGTCGTGTCGAATGACCGAGCACGCCTCATCGGCTCAGGCGTCTCAGCCTCTGCGCCGGTCTTCTCATAGTTGATCGTGACCTGCCATGCGTTGTCGCCTAGGAAAGCGATCGAGTAGCTCTCAGCCCATAACTGTGCCCCGGACACGCCGGGATACTGCCAGCCGTATCCGACGCTGCTGATTTGCTGGTTGACGGCAGCGTGCACCTCGACGTCGTTGGACGTGCCGAAGAGCTTGTAGCTCTTCGTCATCGTGGACGTCGCCTTCCGGCCACGACGCACAATCGTCGCCTGCCGAGAGTCGCCGTCTTCCACCCAAACTAGGCCGCTCATGCTGCCACCGACCCTTCTTCGCTCATGCCCTTGGTGTTCTTGTCGATGCTCTCAAGCGTCTTTAGTTGCCGTTCAGCGAGCGACGAGCTAAATCCCATGCCGCCGAGGTTCGCTGAGAACGTGCCGGCGACTTCGCTCTTGCTGACTGACGAGTCAGACCCGGCAGCATTGGCACCGGCAGTC